CAATCCGTAGGGCACTTCCGCAGTATTAGCAATTCATTTGCGTACATGGTCACCGTAATCCACTTTCCAAGTGGAGATGAGGCGGCTGCTGTGCCAGGAGACGCTGCGGAGGTCCGTATCCCCGCCTTGTGCGGAGAGCGTGTTTTGAAGGGTACTGTTGCCATCGGCAAAGATTCTAAGCAGATTGCTTTTATCGCCTTCCCGGCCATTCAGTTTTCTGCCGAGGAGATTGAGAGGATCGGAGACGGAGTTTACGGCTGCCGCAAGGCTCTAGTTAAGCCTGGGCAGCCATGCGTAGCTCGGCTCCTGGACAGAACCGATGTCCGCCGGAACAGTATTACAGTGTCCAACGGCAAAGTTGAACTGGTCAAGTCAGACGACTACGGCGAATGCGTGAAATATAGCATGAGCATGTACTTGACAGACAAGGGCCTGGCAACAGATGGCCGTGGGTGCTGCGGTACCCGCGTGGAGTACGGCAAAGCTTACCTGCACGTTGGCTCTTACGCGCACAGTGGCCTAGCTGAGGCGATACCTGATGGGCTCCCCAAGTTCACTCAAAAGAACTTGGCCGTCATCCCTTATGGGGAGACGGAGCCTATCCTTTGTTGACTCAGCTCTGTGCCTTGCGGCACTGACTACTACCCCAACTTGCCTGGGATTGTAGTCAAGGCACAGCGGCGAACAGCGCCTAACGGATTGGAAGTCCTGCACGCTCGGTCCAAACCTCGGCGGCGCATGTTTTCATTGCGGCCAGGCATCCCTCTTGAGCGCCCGCTCTATTGGGGTTGTGCCGGTAGCGATAAAGATATCGCTGAGGAAGCCCAAAAGTTTGCGTCAAACCACGTTGTCTTCAAAGACAGTACGTGGGCACGCTTTCTGAAGGACTGGGACCAGTGTCTCGACAAGAAGTACGAGCCCCTTGAGTGGGACATCGTCATAGAACAACTTCTCCAGCTTAAAACTGGTGTTGGCCAGCCGTGGAAGCAGGTCTACCCAAACAAGCAGGCGATGCTGGACGATTTCACACAGGCCGGGTTGATTGAGTATCTCGAAACTCTCGAAAGGGAAGTTCTTGATGGGAGGATTTTCCCCGAGTTCACTTGGGATGTATTCTCTAAGCTCGACAAGTACAAGAAGAGCAAGTTGGACAACAACCGCCTCCGAACCATACAGGGTGGCGATGTAATCCTGCTTATGCTGATGCTGCGTTGGTTTTATCCCGCAGTAAAAGACTTGTACCACCGGCACTCCCGTTACTACGTAGTGGCTGACAACCACACTTTCGTGGAGCGGGTCACGATGGCTTTTGCTGAATCCCACACGTGTGGCATGGATGCAACAGGGTTTGACAGAGGTGTACCTGCCAATGTCATCGAAAGAGTCATGACTGTCCTTCTGGACCGGTCTGGCTGCCCCGATGCCCTCCAAGCTTTGATGGTGGATGCCGTTGCCTATGGGCAGCTACAGCTCCCGTGGGGGGAGCTCCTCGCTAAGGTGGGGGGCAACCCAAGTGGTGTCTTCCTGACAACCATTATCAACTGCGCTTTCAATGATTTGATGCACATTGAAGTCTATCAGGGCCTTTACGGCCTAGATTTTGACTCATGTTGTCATTGGATTGTGACTGGCGATGATTCCGTTGATGGTTTTCGGAAAGGTGCCAGCCTGCCTACTCCCGATGAGTTGATCAGTGAGTTCTCTAACTTCGGTTTGGAGTACAAGATTGATCTTCTTGACGGTGAGTTCTATCCTCCTGAGTTGGGGTGCCATGCGCCCTATCTCAGCAAGGTTTCAGTCGTGCGTGACGGCGTCGTAGTACCGGTTCCTAGTGAGCCGAGACGCAATCTCGGGTGGTATTATACTATCCCAGAAACGCCACTCAGCACTCAACTGGCCTCTATTATCGGAATTCGTGAGTCCCTGATGCCATTTATGGTTGTGCAGGCTCTCGATCCGTCATACCCTGTACCAACAGTAGTTGAAGAGTTCTTCTCGGAAACTGCTGATTTGATAGGGCAGATGGCCGTAATGGGGATTGGGCAGGCCACGGATGTTTACTCCTCGGACATAGCCGCGCTTCACAACGCGTCTGTGCCAGACTTCGACCTTTGAGGAGTGGGTCTTGTGTGGAGGGTTAAAGCGGCGCTCGGGTGGGTGGGTGGCGAAAATTAAGTTTTTCGGAACGCTGTATCAACAACATGCCCATCAACACAGGACGTGCCGCGGTTCAACCCGCACCCACAATGTCCAAAAACCAGAAAAAGAAGAAAGCCAAGCGCGAAATGAAAGTCCAGCTGGTCGGGTACTACGAACCCCCAGCATCAGCTCATTCGACTCACAAGGCCACTCCCGCGAACTCTGTTTCAGCGAGGGGTGGACAGATGATGAAGATGGGGACGGACCTGTCAGGTCGCTCGCTGGCAGCCTTCGCCAAAGCCAACAGTGCTGGCTCTGTGGCAGCTCTTACGATGCTGCCAGAGCAGGGAGCGTTCCATTACAGTGGGACGTTCACCGCAGCACCGATGGTTCTGGCTCGCCCATTCTCCGTATCGGAGTACACGTTCACCCCGCAGGGGACTAGCGGAGACAGCTCCGGCCAGTTTGCCCTCGGGGAGACCATTGTGTTCCTTCGGAGATCTGTCCTTCAGATGACAATCCGCCACGTCCGCAACGACGCCGGGGTCTATTGGGAACTTCACTCGCGGAGGTTCACCGGTAATGGAGGCACCACATCCCAGTACCAGCAGGTATCAGCCATCGGTAGTCATAACCTTGACTTTACCCATTGGGTTGAGAACTCAAGTACAGGAATGTTTCCCCGTGCCACCTATCACCCAACCCATAACGACCCCGGAGTTGGAGAATTCCGTGCCATGATCTGCTACGGTACTACCCTTAGGCCTTCTACGCTGACCCTTGTTAGGCCAGCCACTGATACGGCTAATTGGGCGGTCCGTCTTTACAGGTTGAACGGCACTGAGTGGTCAATACAAACTGCCTCGACCTTCGTCGCAGCTAACTTGTCCCTCGGTTTCTCCATCACGGCCAGCGGCTACTACGCGGTTGAGTTTGACTGCCTTGTCGGTTCGTCCGGTGCAAGTCAGGTCTACTTGTCCCATGAAGGCACGTGCGAATTCTGGAAGATTGAGCCTATTCCCGGGCTCGATGACCACCTTCTGAGTCTCCAGACATGTAGGATTAATGCAGCTTCGTTGCTCATTAGCCCTAACAGTGCCCTTGAAGACCGTTCTGGCCGTGTGACGGCCACCCAGCTCACATCTGGGATTAGTTGGCTTGAAGCCACTAGGGACGGTTACATCGGCTCCATGCCTGGTTCTGATTCCTTCACCTTTGTTAAGGGGGCGTTCGGTTTTATTAAGCCGTCGTCCGCTGAGTCTTATTCATTGCGCAACGTCGTTCACCGGAACCGCGGAGGCGGCATTGAGAGTGTGCAGGAGAGATTTCTTGTTGGCACTGATACGATTGCGTTCCACGTAGTTGTGCCTGTGTCGTCAACAGTTGTCTCTTATCCTGCTTCTGCTACTCATGTTACCACTGTGGCCGGAATCGAATATGGTACAGACACCACCTGGTCTCTCGCTGGTACTCCAAAAATCAGCCCTGCAGACTTTGAGTTGGCGCTGCAAACCATTCGTGACTTGCCCCAGTTCTTTGAAAATGAGACTCACGGCTCGAAGATCCTCCGGATCCTAAGAGCTGGTACAAACGGTGCATTGAAGTATGGTCCAACTGTGCTAAACATCCTAGCGATGTTGGCTAAGTTGCTTTGAGGAC